TATTGATGTGTTTAATAGAAGCCGAAGAATTACAAAAGTAACAGCTTATTTGCCTTTAAGAATTTTATACAATTTTAAGCTGAATGATACTTTTACTATAAACAACAGAAATTATATAATCAACTCCATTACTACAAACCTACAAAATGGTAAGAGTAATATGGAACTATTAAATAAAGTATGATAAAGAACATAATTGATTTACTTCAAATAGCAAAAGGAGAAACGGAAAACATAAAGATAGCACAAGGGAAAAACGCTTTACCCAAGAATTTTAAGAGTGCTTCAAAACTTTTAAAAAATATTACAAAATGGCAGAAGTAAGAGAATACAGCTTAAAACTTACAACAGAACAAGCTCAGCAAAACATAGATGAATTAAACAAGTCTTTACAAGCTCAAGAAGATTTACTTTTTGATATTGATAAAGAGCTAAGAGACTATGAAAAACAATTAAGTAAAACCTCAGCAACAGACTTAGCAAAAAGACAGCACCTTAATGATAAAATTAAGCAAACAAAAGCAAGACTAAAAGAAGAGCAAAGTGGTTTAAAAGACTTGAACCAAGAAAGAAAGTTAGCTAATCGTGAAATGGATGAGTCTATTGAAGCATCGGCTGAATATGAGGGTGTTCTTGGAATGTTAGACTCTAAAACTGGTGGTGCTATTTCAGGTTTTACAGGAATGACCAAGTCGATAAGTGGTGCTACAAAGGGTTTCAACCTTATGAAGATTGCCATTATTGGAACAGGTATTGGTGCGTTACTTATTGCATTAACAGCATTGGGTCAAGCGTTTACTTCATCAGAAGAAGGTCAAAATTCTTGGAGTAAAATGATGGGTGTTTTAGGTGCTGTTGTTGATGTGTTTACAGACAGATTAGCAGCTCTAGGAAGATTCTTAATTAACTTATTTACAAGTCCAATAGAGACTCTTAAAAACTTTGGGAAGAGTATTAAAGAGTTTGTAATGGATAAGGTCGAGAAAGTCATTGAAGGGCTTGGGTTTATGGGTAAAGCAATCTCTAAACTATTCAAAGGAGACTTTGCAGGTGCTATGGATGCAGGAAAACAAGGTCTTAAAAGTCTAAATGATGGTTTGAATGTAGCTAAAATGGCGACTGATGCTTTAACTAAAGGCACAAAAGAACTTATAAAAGAAATAGAAAGAGAAGCTAAAATTGCAGCTAAAATAGCAGACCAAAGAGCAAAAGCAGCTAAACTTGAAAGAGGTATAATTGTAGAAAGAGCAGAAGCAGATAGACAAAGAGCTACTTTATTAGAACAAGCAGTAGATAAAGAAAAATACACGCTAGGAGAACGTATTGAGTTTTTAGTAGAAGCAGGAAGACTGGAAGATGAAATAACTGCTAAAGAAATTGAAGCAGCAAAATTAAGATTAAAAGCTAAAATTGCGGAAAACGCTTTAGGAGATTCAACTATTGAAAGTTTAGAAGAAGAAGCTCAGTTAAAAGCAGCTTTAATTGGGTTAGAAACTGCAAAGGTTACTAAAGCAAAAGAAGTAACGAGCCAAATAATTGGTTTGAGAAATGAAGAAAGGTCAGCAAGTAAGGCGAGATATGAAGAACAAAAAGCAAACGAACAAGCAATAGTTGATTTCAAAAAGTCTTTACTTATTGAAGACAAAAACAATCAATTTGCAGCAATAGAAGAAGAAAGAGCAAATAGGATTGCAGAGTTAAAAGAGTTAAAAGCATCAGAAACTGAAAAACAAAAAATGCTGTTGGATATTCAAAAATCTTTTGACAATCAAAAAAAGATTATAGAAGAAGAAAATCAAAAAGCTATACAAGATTTCAAAGACTCATTAATACTTAAAGAAGAAGAAACCAAATTTACCCAAATAGAAAAAGAAAGGGAAGCTAATTTATTAGCATTAGAAGAATTGAAGCTTACGGAAGAAGCAAAACAACAGATGATTTTAGATGTTGAGAATGCTTTTAAAGAAAAAAAGAAAATAATAGAAGAAGAAGAAGCTGAGTTATTAGCAGAAGAAAAAGAAGCATTTTTAGAGTCTAAACTAGGAGAAGAAGAAGCAACTTTAGAAGAACAAAAGGCAGCAGACTTAGTAGAATTGAAAAGAGTAGGTGGTACAGAGGCTGATAAATTAGCTATTATAAAGTATTACAATGACCAAGAAGAAGCAGCAGAAGAGATTAAAAATAAAGCTGAACTTGATATGGCTCAGCAAACCTTTGCAGGGGTTGCAAATCTATTAGGAGAAAGTTCTAAGGCAGGAAAAGCAGCAGCAGCAGCAGCAGCCCTTATAAACACCTATCAAGGTATAACAGCCGAGTTAGCAACTAAAACAGTTACACCTTTTGGATTTGCTTTAAAGCTTGTAAACATAGCAAGTACAGCAGCTATAGGATTTAAGTCTGTAAAAGACATATTAAAAACCAATCCTAAAAGTGCAAGTGGTGGAGCAAGTAACCCTGCAGCAGGAGCAGGTGGCGCACCTACAACAGAGCCTGTTCCACCAACAGCAGCTATTCCACCAGAGTTTAATACAGTTGGTGCAGGTAGCACAAATCAATTAGCAGATGCAATAGGTGGTCAATCACAACAACCAATTCAAACATATGTAGTTACAGGAGAAGTTAGCACATCCCAAGAACTAGAAAGAAACATTGTTACAGGTGCTACAATTGGGTAAACACAAAATCAAATAATTAATACGTTATATAAATATGAAAATAGTTGAATTAATATTAGACGAGGAACAAGAAGATTCAGGCGTTGATGCGATAAGTGTTGTTGAGTCTCCTGCCATAGAATCTGATTTTGTAGCATTAAACTCAGATGAGTATAAACTTGCAGAGGTAAATAAAGAGAAGAAAATTTTACTAGGAGCTTTATTGATTCCTAATAAACCAATTTATAGAAATGGAGATGAGGGGGAATATTACATCTTCTTTTCTAAAGACACAATCGTAAAGGCATCACAAATGTACTTGCGTAATGGCTATCAAAATAAAACCACAATAGAACACGAAGAAACACTTGAGGGTTTAACCCTCGTAGAAAGTTGGATTGTTGAAGATGAGGTTATGGATAAGTCAAGAAAGTACGGATTAAACGTTCCTGTTGGGACTTGGATGGGTGCTGTAAAAGTTAATAATGATGAAATNTGGAACGAATATGTTAAAACAAATCGTGTTAAAGGTTTCTCAATTGAAGGCTATTTTGCTGACAAAATGGAAAGACCTAAAGAAAAAATTAAAGAAGATATGTCNANTGAAGACAAATTAATAAATGAAATAAAAAACATTTTAACTTCATAAAATGCCAAGAAACAAGAAAACAAATAATAGTAATTACATACCTAGTAGAACAAGTCCTACTGGTAGTGGCAGAGCTTGTTTATGTTGGGACACCAATACTTATTCTAGGTCTTGTTGTGATGGTTCTGTGAGGGCTCAGGGTATTGGAGTTATTACAAGAACATAGTGAAAATGCAAAATTAAATTTTTAATCCGTTATATATATAATATGAAATCAACCGAAATGTTAAATCAAATTAAAACACTTCTAAATATCGAGGTAAAACTTGAAGAAATGAAGTTGGAAAACGGTACTTTAATTAGTGCTGAGTCCTTTGAAAAGGATAAAGAAATCTTTATTGTTACCGATGACGAGCGAGTAGCTATGCCTGTAGGCGAGTATATGCTCGAAGATGGTAGACTCTTAGTTGTATCTGAAGAAGGTATGATAGGAGATGTAAGAGAGGTTTCTGATGAAGTTCCTGCAAAAGAAGAAGAAGAATCTAAAGAAATTACTTCTGATTTGAAAGATGAGGAATATGAAGAAGAAGAAAAGGAAATGGAAGAAGACAAGGAATCAGAAATGGCTGAAGTTGGAGATTGGGAAGGAATGGAAAAGCGTATTCAGAATTTAGAAGATGCAATTGCTGACCTTAAAAAAGATAAAGTAGAAGCATCTGAAGAAGAAACAAACACTTTGAAATCAAGAACAGTAAAAGAAGAGTTTTCTGAAGCAGCTTCAAAGCCTATCAAACACAATCCTGAAGGCGAAAGCAAAACAAAGAAAAAAGTAGAATTTGCAAAAGGTAAATTCAACTCGACAGCTATGGATAGAGTATTAAATAAATTAAAAAAATAAAAAAATGAGTAATCTAAAAAATGTACAACTGGCAACTGCAGTAAATATCACTACTACGTATGCTGGAGAATTTGCAGGCGAATATATCGCCGCAGCTTTGCTTTCAGCATCAACTATTGATGATGGTGGTTTAACAGTAAAAGCGAATATCGCTTACAAGGAAGTAATCAAAAAGTTAGCAACAGGAGACTTAGTAAGTCCTGCTTCTTGTGATTTCACACCAAACAGTTCAGTAACTTTAACTGAAAGAATCATTCAGCCAGTTGAGTTACAAGTTAATTTACAACTCTGTAAATATGACTTCGTAAATGACTGGGAAGCGCAGCAAATGGGTTATGGTCTAGGTCAAACTTTACCACCAAAATTTAGTGACTTTATGATTGCTCACGTAGCAGCAGAAGTTGCTCAAAATACTGAAATATGTATTTGGAGAGGAGACACAGCAGGTGCAGCAGGAGTTAATTCTTTTGATGGATTTGAAAAA